AATATACACATTACAATTTACAGCAAAGACATATCTATTTGGTCCTGTTTCAGATACTAGCGATGGATTAATCAAGAAGGTTCAAGTGGATTACGCATCAGATACTGCACCATCAGCAAGAAGACAGATGCGTTATGTTGCTACACCAAAAGCACTTAAAGATTATAATAACGATGAAACTACAACAATTACGGAAGACTTGACAACTACTGAAACTAGAATAAGTGTAACAGCTTCTGCCTTACTTAGTGTTAATGATCGAATTGTAATTGATAGTGAGATTATGAAGATAACACAAATCGTTGATACCACCACTATTATTGTGAAGAGAGGATTTGATAGTTCAATTCCAGCACAACATACATCATCAACAGTTATAAATCTATTAACGACTGCTGATGATGCTGCAATTGTTCCAGGTGATGACTTTGGATTTAATGAATTTGAAACATTCTTTGATGATGGTAAATCATACAGTCCTACAAAACAAAGTGATGTATAATGAATACCATGTCAAGTTACGATCCTATTGATGAAGCATTAAACACTCATACTGAGGTTGAAGCGATTGTGCCTTCAAAGAAGGAGGTTAAATTAGAAAAGAAAGAGAAAAAATCTGAGGATATTAAAAAAGATTATGAATACACTCGTGCTAATTTATATTCTCTAATTGAAAAGGGGCAAGAATCACTTAATGGTATCTTAGAACTTGCAGGAGAGAGTGCGAGTCCAAGAGCATATGAAGTTGCAGGTCAGATAATTAAATCAGTAGCAGACACAACAGATAAGTTATTAGATTTACAGAAGAAAGTAAAAGAAGTAGATGAAGATAAGAAACAAACAACAAATACAGTCACAAATAATGCTTTGTTTGTAGGGTCAACATCAGATCTTTCAAAGATGATAAAGCAACAGTTTCTAAATAATAAAGATAAGACCAAGTAAATCGTGGATTTAGCACAAAGAAGACAACAACTTCGTTTAAAACAAGTCGATGCTGTCAAAAAATTTAGACAGTCAAATACTTCAACTTCAAGTGCGATTAAAAAACAAAGAGAGAGGGATCAAATGAAAAAGGAAGTTAGAAAAGAAATTGAAAACGAAACTCAATCTGAATCAATTGATATTGAAAACTCTGATGGAACTTTATATGCTAAAGTGATTGATATTGTAGGACCAGTACACATGAGACCTGTTGTATCAAATGGTGTATGGAAAGGGACTGAACAAATAAGTGAAATGAATGATGAGCAACCAAAAGAAGATCCAGCGATAAAAGCAAAACAAAAAAGAGCAGATCAAATTAAAAAACAAGTTTTACTTAAGAAGATACAAGCAGTAAGACAAGGTGGTGGTGAAAATATAATGGCATCATATGAACCATCAAACTGGAGAAAAGATAAAAATATGAGAATTAATAAGTTGATGGATAGGTAAATATCATGACTGATAATGTATATCTTGGTAATCCTAATTTAAAAAAAGCAAATACACCAATCGAATTCACTGAAGAGAATGTCATTGAATTTGTAAAGTGTAAAAATGATCCTGTTTATTTTGCAAGAAAATATATAAAAATTGTATCTCTTGATGAGGGATTAGTTCCTTTTAACATGTATGATTTTCAAGAGAAGTTAATTGATAGATTTCATAAAAATAGATTTAATATATGTAAAATGCCTCGACAGACAGGCAAATCTACAACCTGCATATCGTATATTTTACATTATGCTGTTTTTAATGACAATGTTAATATTGCAGTTCTAGCAAACAAAGCATCAACTGCTCGTGATTTATTAGGTAGATTACAACTTGCTTATGAAAATTTACCAACTTGGATGCAACAAGGTATCATATCATGGAATAAAGGTAGTTTAGAACTTGAAAATGGATCAAAGATATCAGCAAACTCTACATCATCATCTGCTGTTCGTGGTGGATCCTACAATGTCATCTTTCTTGATGAGTTTGCTTTCATACCGAATCATATTGCTGACGACTTTTTTGCTTCTGTTTATCCTACCATTACATCTGGACAAAGCACTAAGGTAATTATTGTTTCTACCCCTCGCGGTATGAATCATTTTTATCGTATGTGGCATGATGCCGAGAAAGGTAAAAATGAATATATTCCCACAGATGTTCACTGGAGTGAAGTTCCTGGTAGAGATCAAATATGGAAGGAGCAAACGATTGCAAACACTTCTGAAGAACAATTCAAAATTGAATTTGAATGTGAATTTTTGGGGTCAGTAAATACTCTAATTAATCCATCTAAACTTCGAAATCTTGTATATGAAGACCCAATAACAAAAAATGCAGGTCTTGATGTTTATGAAGATCCAATTAAAGATCACAATTATCTAATTACAGTTGATGTTGCTCGTGGTTTAGGTAATGATTATTCAGCGTTCATAGTATTTGATATTACGAAGTTTCCTTATAAAACAGTTGCAAAGTATCGAAATAATGAAATCAAACCGATGTTATTTCCAAATATTATATTTGATGTAGCTAAAGGTTATAATCAAGCATTTTTATTAGTAGAAGTAAATGACATTGGGGATCAAGTAGCGAGTATTCTTCAATATGATTTGGAATATGAAAATTTACTCATGGCATCGATGAGAGGTCGAAATGGTCAGGTTGTTGGACAAGGATTCTCTGGTAAAAAATCACAGTTAGGTGTTAGAACAACTGCAGCAGTTAAAAAATTAGGATGCTCTAATTTGAAAACTCTATTGGAAGATGACAAAATATTAGTAAATGATTATGATATTATCTCAGAATTGACAACATTTGCTCAAAAAGCCAATTCGTTTGAGGCAGAAGAGGGATGTAACGATGATTTAGCGATGTGTCTTGTTCTTTTTTCTTGGTTAGTAGCACAAGACTATTTTAAGGAAATGACAGATAATGATGTAAGAAAAAGAATATATGAAGAGCAAAAAAATCAGATAGAACAAGACATGGCACCGTTTGGATTCATTGCTGATGGACTTGATGATACAGTTTTTGTTGACAATGAAGGAGATAGATGGTATGCTGATGAGTATGGGGATAGATCCTATATGTGGGACTATAGATAAACTTAAGAAAATATTAAACTTATAATTAATTAAGACTGAGGACGTTGTGAACTGGGATAAAAAATTAAAACTTGAACAATCAAAAAACATGATTACTGTATATGAAGAACACATAAAATCTCTTGAAGAAGAGAATAGAAGTTTAAAAATGCAAGTTGATTTCTTAAAAGAACAACTAGCATACAAAACTTTTGGTAAACCTAATAGCGAGGAGAAATCATGAGTGGAGACGCAGGACTACATGATGAAAGTATCATCTTTTATAGTAAAAAAATGACTCAAGCAAAGTTAGTTCTTTTAGCTCATAAAGGTATTAAACTAAATTGGAAGGAATACGAGTATCAAACTTTACCAAGTAAAGAAATTGTAAGTTAATATTAGATGTTTGAGGATGGAATTTGATGATCAATTAAAACTTGGACATTTATTACTCAACGACAGAAAGTGTCGAGTTTGTGGTGAAGAGAAAAATTTAATCGAAGGGTTTTATAGATCTAGAAAGGGAAGAGGTGCTACAGCATCCTCATATTCATATGAGTGTAAGGTGTGCACTATTAAGAGAATTGTTGAAAGAAGGAAGAAAAGAGTGTCATTTATCGATTGGCAATACCCAGATTGGTAGTGTTCATGTAATGTTTCCCCAATCAAAAAGGTCATTTTAATAAATAATTTTAACATATTTCGAGATTCGGAGAGTACAAGATGCCAGTAAATTTAGCATCTCCTGGAATTGTAGTTAGAGAGGTTGATTTAACTATTGGTAGAGTTGACTCTGCCACAGACAAAACTGCTGCAATTGTAGCACCTTTTGAAAAAGGACCTGTTAATCTACCAATTGTAATTGAAAATGAGCAGGATTTGATTGATAATTTTGGTAAACCAAACAACACAGATAATCAAGTTGAGTACTGGATGGTAGCAGCATCCTACTTAGCATATGGTGGACAGATGAATGTAGTTAGAGCGTCAGGTTCTAATTTAAACAACGCCACTGATGATGCTGGTAGTGTAGTTATCAACAGTGTAGATGACTATATTAACAAAGGATATGATGAAAACACTTTAGCAGGAACAGTAGTTGCTGCAAGAAATCCTGGTTCATGGGCAAATGGATTAAAAGTTGCGATTATAGATTCTTTTGCTGATCAAGTTTTATCAGTAGGTAACACAGCTGGAATGTCAGTTGGATTTGGAGTTACCCAAACAGCATCTGGAACATTACCAGGTTCTGGATCAACATCATCTCTTGATGGATTCTTCAAAGGTATCATTACTGACATAGGAACTGGAACAATTTCAGTGAAATTCTTGTCACACACACCATCAGGTGGAACTGAAACTGAAATAGATTATTCACCATCAGGTGTTTATAGATTTAATTCATCTAGCAATATCACTGCAGTCAATAACAGTTCTGTTGGAGTTGCAACTGTAGCAGTAAATAGTGTATCAGATTGGTTTGATTCTCAAACAATCACAACTACAAACAATATCACAAATAATTCCACAACAATAAGTTGGAATCAAATTGCAGAAAGACCAGGAACGTCAGCATACGCAGCAGCAAGAAACTCAAGATTTGATGAGGTACATGTTGTTGTAATTGATGATGATGGAGACATAACTGGGAACGCAGGGACAATTCTTGAAAAGAATCTAAACCTATCAAAAGCAAAAGATGCTGAGTTTTCTGCTGGATCTACTTCATATTGGAGAAAGTTTTTACTTAATTCTTCAAACAATATTTTTGGATTAAGTGGTCCTGCAAATCCTGTTACAACAGCATTCTCAAGTGGATTTACAAAAGTTACTGATGAAGCATGGGATCAAAATACACAGAATATTAAATTTGCTGCAAACGGTAATATTGGATATTCTCTATCTGGTGGTGAAAATTATGACGGGACTACTGACATAACTGCTGGTGGTGCTTTGACTGCAAGTTTGGGAGATTTATCTTCTGGATATGGTTTGTTTGAAAATGTTGAAGAGTTTGATATTGATTTCCTAATCATGGGATCAGGAGCAAAAACTAGAAATGAAACACAAGCACTAGCAAATAAATTAATTTCAGTTGCTGAAATTAGAAAAGATGCTGTAGCGTTCATATCACCAGACAAAACAACATTCATAACAGGTTCGACATTAAGGTCATCAGATGACATTACAAATAATGTTCTAGACTTTTTTGCACCAATCACATCATCAACATATGCTGTATTTGATAGTGGATTCAAGTATATGTTTGATAGATTTGGAAATACCTTTAGGTATATTCCATTAAATGGAGATATCGCAGGAACATGTGCAAGAAATGACATCAACAATTTCCCATGGTTCTCACCAGCGGGAACAGCAAGAGGTGCTATTTTAAATGCAATTAAACTTGGATATAACCCAAGTCAAGTACAAAGAGATAAACTCTATACAAATAGAATTAATCCAGTAATCTTCTCACCTGGAGCAGGAATTGTCCTATTCGGTGATAAAACTGGATTTGGAAAAGCATCAGCATTTGATCGAATTAATGTTCGCAGATTGTTCATCTTTATAGAGAATGCAATTGAAGCAGCAGCAAAAGATCAATTGTTTGAATTCAACGATGAAATCACAAGGACTAACTTTGTGAATATTGTTGAACCTTTCTTACGCGATGTTCAAGCAAAGAGAGGTATTCAAGAATTCAGAGTTGTTTGTGATGAGACAAATAACACTGCTGCTGTTATAGATAATAATGAATTTGTAGCAGACATCTTTATTAAACCTGCAAGATCAATTAACTTCATTGGTCTTACATTTGTCGCCACTAGAACTGGCATCTCATTTGAAGAAGTAATCGGTACAGTTTAACTAAAGGTATAAAAAACTATGGCAACCCAATTTAATAAACCACCATTAAGGACTATCACTGGGTTTAAAAGCAAATTAGCTGGTGGTGGAACTAGACCGAATCTATTTGAGGTGGAAATTGCTTTTCCTAATGAAACAGCAATTGATAATGACACTAAGGAAAAATCAAGATTCTTAATTAAGGCAGCTGCCTTACCTGCTTCAAACATTACACCAATTGATGTTAACTTTAGAGGTAGGATTTTAAAAATTGCAGGTGATAGAACATTCGACACATGGACAGTTACTGTTTTAAATGATGTTGACTTCTCAATTCGTTCTGCTTTTGAAAAATGGATGAATCTCATTAATAAGATGGAAGATAACACAGGAGAACAAGATCCTGCAGTCTATCAACCAGATGCTTATGTTCACCAATTAGATCGTGATGGTTCAACACTTAGAACTTATAAGTTCCATGATGTATTCCCAACTCAGGTAAGTCAGATAGATCTTTCATATGAAACTACTGATGCTATTGAAGAATTTACAGTTGAATTCCAAGTTCAGTGGTGGGAAGCACTCAAAGGCGTAGGTGCTAACGCTGGCGGTGAAGATATTAACTAAATTGCATAAATAGTGCTATAATAAAGATAAGAAAAAAATTATACTATGCCTAAACTTTTTGGTTTCTCTATTGATGATTCGGACAGCAAACCCGATTCAGTGGTCTCACCCGTTCCTCAATCCAATGAGGACGGGGTTGATTATTATATTCAATCTGGTTTTTATGGTCAATATGTAGATATTGAAGGTGTATACAGAACTGAATATGATTTAATTCGTAGATATAGGGAAATGGCACTTCATCCAGAGTGTGATGGTGCTATCGAAGATGTTGTTAATGAAGCGATTGTTAGTGACTTATATGATTCTCCAGTTGAAATTGAATTATCAAATGTAAATGCAAGTGATAAAGTAAAAGATACAATAAGAAAAGAATTTAGAGGCATCAAAGAGATGATGGACTTTGATAAAAAGTCCCATGAAATTTTTAGGAATTGGTATGTTGACGGTAGACTATTTTATTTAAAGGTTATTGATACTAAAAAACCTGAAGATGGTATACAAGAGATTAGATATATTGATCCGATGAAGATGAAATTTGTTCGTCAAGAAAAAAAGAAGAACAAAAATTTAGGTGGAGTTGATCTTACAAATGTATTCAAAGGTAGTGAGAAAGATATATATCCAGACATAGAGGAGTATTATGTATATACACCAAAACCAAATTATCCAGTTGGATCACTAGGTGGATCAGCAAATACTAAAACCTCAATCAAAATTGCAAAAGATTCAATCACATATGTGACATCTGGTTTATTTGATCGTAATAAAGGAACTTGTTTATCATATTTACATAAAGCAATCAAGGCACTCAACCAACTTAGAATGATTGAAGATAGTCTTGTAATTTATAGGTTATCAAGAGCACCAGAAAGAAGAATATTTTATATTGATGTTGGTAATCTTCCAAAAGTAAAAGCAGAACAATATCTTCGTGATGTTATGATGAGATATCGTAACAAATTAGTTTATGATGCTAATACTGGTGAAGTTAGAGATGACAGAAAATTCATGTCTATGATGGAAGATTTCTGGTTACCAAGAAGAGAGGGTGGTAGAGGAACTGAAATTACAACATTACCTGGTGGACAAAATCTTGGAGAACTTTCTGATATTGAATATTTCCAGAAAAAATTATACCGTGCTTTAAGTGTTCCCGAATCAAGAATTGCAACAGATGGTGGATTCAATTTAGGTCGTTCATCTGAGATATTAAGAGATGAACTTAAGTTTGCAAAATTTGTAGGTCGTTTAAGAAAGCGTTTTGCAAATATGTTTAACGACATGTTACGCACACAATTAATTTTGAAGAATGTAATTACACCTGAAGATTGGAAAACTTTAAGTGATCATATTCAATATGATTTTGTATATGATAATCAATTTGCAGAACTTAAAGAATCTGAATTAACAAATGAAAGATTAGGAACTCTTGCCACAATCGAACCATATATTGGCAAGTATTATTCAAACGAATATGTTCGTAAAAAAATTCTTAGACAAAGCGATCAAGAAATTATTGATATTGATGGACAGATAGAAAAAGAAATTAAGGATGGAATTATTCCAGATCCAAACGCAGTTGATCCAATTACTGGACAACCACTTGAAGGTGGTGAAGATTTAGGAGATGTTCCAACAGAACCAGAAATTGATGGTAGTATAACTGACGCACAGTTAAGTAAAGATACCAAATCAGCTGAGATATAAATAAAATATAACATTATATAAATTTTTATGCCCAATATTATAGATTTGATTGCTCAAGATTCCAAAGCTTCTGAAGTTAGTTCAGAAATAAAGGATAGTCTGTATGCGAAAGCTGCAGAAAAAATAGAAGCATTACGCAGTGGTGTGAGCAAAGTTATGTTTGATGAACCACAAGTTGAAAATGAAACTGAAACAGAAAATGAATTAGAAACTGAAACAGAAAAGGAAACAGAGTAATGGTAATCGTTAAACCACTGAATACAGAAAAAGCAGTAGGAGATGCATCTATTGCCGAGGCAAGACTGATAAGACTAGTAAACACTGGATCTACTGAAGTCGTGACCGTTGGTAATGCAACTCCAGCGTCATTTACTTTGATTGCTAATACTTCTATTCTTATTGAAAAAGAAATAGGAGCAGCAATAGGAGCTACTTCTTCAGTCAAGGCAACCGTAGTCGCATTTACTAACTAAAAAAATGAAACTTATTACAGAAGAAATATCAAGCGTTAAATTTATCACCGAAGGAAAAGGTGGTAAAAAAAGAATGTATATTGAAGGTGTCTTCTTACAGGGGGATATCAAAAATCGTAATGGTAGAATGTATCCAGTCCAAACTCTTGCAAAAGAGGTTGGAAGATATAACGAATCTTTTGTAAAAAAAGGTCGTGCTCTTGGTGAGTTAGGACATCCAGAAGGTCCTACAGTAAACCTTGATCGTGTTTCTCATAAAATTGTTTCTCTCAAACAAGAAGGAAATAATTTTAAAGGTAAAGCACAACTTTTAGAAACACCAATGGGTAAGATTGCAAAATCTTTAATCGGTGAAGGTGTAACTTTAGGGGTCTCATCCCGTGGAGTTGGTTCTCTAAAAGAAGATAGCAATGGATGCAAAGTTGTAGGTGAAGATTTCATGTTAGCAACTGCTGCAGATATTGTCGCTGATCCATCAGCACCTGATGCTTTTGTATCAGGAATAATGGAAGGAAAAGAGTGGATTTGGGAAGGAGGAATTCTTCGTGAACAACTCGCATCCAAAACAAAAAAACAAATTAATACATTAGTAGATCAAAAAAGATTAGAAGAACACAAGTTGAATTTATTCAATGATTTTCTTTCAAATCTATAAGTTCTATAAATAAATGTAGATTAAAATACAAATCAATAAAAATGTCCGTTGGCAGCAAATTACAAGACATGGAAAACATCGAAGAAAACGTAGTAACCAAAGGTGCAAAACCTGCGGAACCTATGACAAAAATGTCAGGTGCATCAGTAGAAGATCTAGGTGGACCGACTCCTGAAAACTATAAGTCCGATGACGATTCGGCAAAGTTAAAAACACCTGGTAGTACCCTTAAGCAAGTTAAGGATATTGTTAATAAAGGTGCAAAACCTGCTGAAGGTGCAAAAGGCATGAAAGAAGAGGAGACTGAAGTCGAAGGCAATGTAGTTGCTGAAGATGAACAGACTACTGAAGATGTTGTTTCCGAAGAAGAAACTACAACGGATGAAGTGGTAACTGAAGAAGAAACCACAGAAGATGAGGTTGTTGCCGAAGATAAGATTGATGTTGAGGAAGACCTCAATGCACTTATCGCTGGTGAAGAACTCTCAGAAGAATTTCAAGAGAAGGCACGTACTATTTTTGAAGCTGCTATTAGAACTAAAGTCACAGAAATGACTGAATCTATTAAAGCACAGTACGAAGAAACTCTTGTAGAAGAAGTCAAGGCAATCAAGGAAGAACTCCAAGATAGATTGGATTCTTATCTTGAGTATGTCGCTGATGAGTGGGTATCTGAAAATGAACTCGCCATCGAGCACGGTCTTAAGACCGAGATGACTGAATCATTCCTTGAAGGAATGAAGAAACTTTTTGAAGATCATTATGTATCCATACCTGAAGAAAAATATGATGTCATCGAGAGCATGGTAGATAAACTTGATGAAATGGAGTCAAAACTCAACGAGCAAATTGATAAAAATGTTGCTCTTAACAAGAGATTGGCTGAGTCAACCGCTGATGTAATTTTTTCGGAAGTTACCGAAGGTCTAGCACAGACACAAAGGGATAAACTCGCTACTCTAGCAGAAAATGTTGAGTTTGAAAGTGAAAACGGCTATCGTGAGAAGTTAGAAACGCTTTAGGAATCTTATTTCCCAAGCAAACCTAGCACTCCAACCAGCAAGTCTGAAAACTTGACTGAAGAGAGTGAAGCGACTGATTATCAGTCCAAATCAGTATCCTCCACAATGGAAAGATACCTTCAGACAATGACCAGAGTTGCTAAAAAGTGATTTTTAAATCATAAATTCAAACAAAACTTTTTAAACTAAAGAGGTAAATTCAAATGCAAATGTTCAATGCTGAACACCTGCAGGAGAAGTGGGCACCAATCCTAGACCATGAAGGTTCGGATAAAATTACAGATTCACATCGTAGAATGGTAACCGCAGTTCTCCTGGAGAACCAAGAAAAAGCACTTACAGAAGAGAGAGAATTTCTATCAGAAGCTGCACCTACAAATAGCACAGGATCCCAAGGTACAACTGCAGGTTTCTCTGCAGGAGCCGCTCAAGGTGGTCCTGTAGCAGGTTTCGACCCTGTTCTAATTTCATTAATTAGAAGAGCAATGCCAAACTTGGTCGCTTATGACCTAGCAGGTGTTCAACCAATGAATGGTCCAACAGGACTTATCTTCGCAATGAGATCTAGATTCACTAATCAGAGTGGAGACGAAGCATTATTCAACGAAGCAGATACATCATTCTCTGCTGTTGGTGCTGGTGCAACAGAAACTGGTATTGGTTCTGGATACACTCAAAACGAAGGATCAGATACAGGAACTGCTGTTGGTTTCGGTACTACACAAAGTGGTTCAGGTGGAAACCCCGCACTACTTAACCCAACTTCAGGAGCACCTGCTAATCAGCTTGCTTATAAAACTGGTCGCGGTATGGATACCGAAGATTCAGAAGCTCTCGGAGATGGTAGTGGTCCTAACTTCAACGAAATGGCATTCTCAATCGAGAAAGTTACCGTTACTGCGAAGTCTAGAGCACTAAAGGCAGAGTACAGTTTAGAACTAGCACAAGACCTTAAAGCAATTCATGGATTGAATGCTGAGGCTGAGTTAGCAAACATTCTTTCAACTGAGATTCTTGCTGAGATAAACAGAGAAGTTATCCGTTCTATCTACAAGGTTGCTGAAGCTGGTGCACAAGCTAATGTTGCTTCTGGTGGTACATTCGACTTAGACATCGACTCAAACGGTAGATGGTCAGTTGAGAAGTTCAAAGGACTTATCTTCCAGATTGAAAGAGATGCTAACGCAATCGCACAGAGAACTCGTCGTGGAAAGGGTAACATGATCCTATGTTCCGCTGATGTTGCTTCCGCACTTACAATGGCAGGTGTATTAGATTACACTCCTGCACTAAATGCTAACCTTAATGTAGATGACACAGGCAATACATTTGCTGGTGTATTACAAGGTAAGTATAGAGTATACATCGACCCATATTCTTCAAACGTATCTGCTGATCAGTACTATGTTGTTGGATATAAAGGTTCTTCACCTTATGACGCTGGATTATTCTACTGTCCATATGTTCCACTACAGATGGTTCGTGCAGTGGGTCAGGATACATTCCAGCCTAAGATTGGATTTAAGACAAGATATGGTCTTGTTGCTAACCCATTCGCTGAAGGTGATGCTACATCTCAAGGTCTTGGTAGACTTGCTGTTAACTCTAACCGTTACTACAGAAGAGTTAAAGTTGCTAACCTCATGTAATTCAGACATTACATATTTTTCTAAAGGGGACTCATTGAGTCCTCTTTTTTTGTCTAAATAAAAATAAAAGTAGTATTACAATGAAACCAACTCCAAGGCAATACCAAGAAGCGGTTGAACGCACAAAAAAGATTAAGGAACATCTTATTAAAGAAGGTTACGCTGAAAATGAAGAATCAGCAGAAACAATTATAATGGGTATGAGTGAAATGTGGTATAATTTAATTATCGACTAATGAAAGAATTTGATAAATTTATTGAAGAGGCAGCTTCAAAAAGATGCCCTGCAGGACAGTATTACTGTTTTACAGATAAAAAATGCAAAAAAATTCCGATGGGATACCATGTTGGTCGCAGAGGATATTTGGAGAATGACAAAGATGATGATACCGATGGTAAAAAAAATGGTAATGGCAATGGTAATGTTGGTAATGGTAATGGCAATGGTGGTAACGGGAATGGCGGTGGCAATGGTGGATCCAACGGTGGCGGTGGCAACGGAGGAGGAGGTGAATAATGACAACCTCAGGAGCACTCAGTAATCAAATAGGAAATAGGAACTTTCTTGCTCCTGTTGGATTTAAGTTTAGTTTATCTAAATTTCCAAAAGTAGCATTCTTCTCTAATACTGCTCGGATACCAGATATAACATTAGGAACTGCAATTCAGTCAACATATCTCAAAGATATCGATATACCTGGTGAAAAGTTGACATATGGTGAATTAAATGTTAGATTCTTAGTAGACGAAAATTTAGAAAACTATATGAAAATCCATAACTGGTTAACTGGATTAGGATTTCCAGAATCAGGGCAGGATTTTATTAATAAAACCACTAATGAAGATGGTATTCGAGACTTGAAAGAACAATTTAGTGATGGTAGTCTCCATATTTTGAACAGCAATTTTAATGATATTGCAGTTGTAAAATTCAGAGATTTATTTCCAATCTATCTTACATCCTTAGAATTTGATGCGACAGAGAGTGATATAAACTACTTCACAGCAGATGTTACATTCAAGTATACTATCTACGATATATTAAGTCCATCTGGAAAACCCTTATGAATCTTGAACAAATTCAGGAGATGTGGGAGCGTGACGCAACCATTGATCCTGATAACCTACATAATGAGTCATTAAAAATACCCCAACTACACTCAAAATACTACACAATTTATAATACAGTTACTCTGATGAGAGAGAAAGCAAGGTCTTCTTACAACAGAGTAAAATTAGAAAGGCATAATTTTTATACAGGAAAGGCACCAGCAGAGGTTTATGTAGAAGAACCATTTCCGTATAAAGTTAGAGAGAAAGATGCGATACAAAGGCATATGGAAGCAGATGAGAAGTTATCTAAGATTGACATGAAGATTCGATATTACGATGTAACATTAAAATTTTTGGAAGAGATCATTCGTAACATATCAGGTCGCACCTATCAAATTAAGAATGCAATTGAGTGGCAGAAGTTTCAAGCAGGATTCTAATGATAAGAGAACTCGTAAAACCAGAGCACCAATCACTCCATCAGAGAATTGATTCGTGCAGTTATAAATTAGATAGAAATTTTTTATCTAAAACACTGATAGAAAATATGATACATTATAACGGTATCGGTATATCTGCAAATCAAATTGGTATAAGTGAAAGAGCATTTGCTATGATAAGAGATTTAGAACATAATGAAATAATAGTGTGCTTCAATCCTCGTATTGTTAAGTCATATACTGAAGAAGTTGAAATGGAAGAGGGTTGTTTATCCTATCCAGAAGTTTTTCTTAAAATTAAAAGACCAGATAAAATTATTGTAAAATATGAAGATGCTGATAAGAAAAATCATAAAATGAAGTTAGAAGGACTTGCATCAAGAGTTTTTCAACATGAATATGATCATATGGAAGGTATCGATTTTACTCAAAGAACATAGTATAAATAATTGAAATGATGGAGATGTTATGTCTCATTTGGTTATTTCAAAAAAGAACGAAGTGTATCTTTATGTTGATTCCGAGATACATATTTACTATGAATTAGCTGATCAGTTCACTTTTGAAGTACCTGGTGCTCAATTTTCACCAGCATACAAAAAGAAATTTTGGGACGGAAAGATAAGATTATTTAATACTCAGAACGGTCAAATATATGTTGGACTTTTAGATCGAGTTATACAATTCTGCAAAGATCACGGATATACATACGAATTTAAAGATAATAAACATTACGGAACTCCATTCGAAGTCAATCCTAATATCTCTCAGGAGGGCGTTAAAGACTATATGAATGCTATTTGTAGGCATTCACCTCGATCTTATCAAGTAGAGGGAGTATACGACGCTCTAAGACATAATAGAAAGTTGTTGATATCCCCAACTGCTTCGGGAAAGTCTCTGATGATATATTCGATTGTGAGATATTTTGTTGAGACAGGGAAAAATACTCTGATAGTCGTTCCGACGACTTCCCTAGTAGAACAGATGTATAAAGATTTTGCAGACTATGGTTGGGACGTAGGTTCATGGTGCCATAAAATTTACGCAGGTAAAGAACGAGAGACAGACTCTCAAGTCATTATTACTACTTGGCAATCAATTTACAAACTCCCCAGAAAGTATTTTGAGAGATTCTCTGTAGTCGTTGGGGATGAAGCTCACCAATTTAAATCAAAGTCATTAATATCTATAATGACGAAACTTGGTAACGCAAAATTTCGTTACGGTTTCACAGGAACTCTTGATGGATCTCAAACACATAAGTGGGTTCTTGAGGGATTGTTTGGACCTTCATACAAAATTATCAAGACAGATGAACTGATGAAAAAGGGTCATCTTGCCAAACTGGATATCAATGTGCTTCTATTGAAACACCCACCAAATAAATTTGAAAACTTTGAAGAAGAAGTTCAATATATCATTGGACATAATCGTCGAAATAACTTTATCAAAAACCTTGCTCTCGATCTAAAAGGGAATACATTAATACTATACGCAAGGGTTGAGAAGCATGGACAACCTCTTTATGAATTGATAAATAATAATAATATTATTGAAAATCGAAATGTCTTTTTTATTCATGGTGGAGTGGACACCGAAGACAGAGAGAAAGTTCGAGCAA